CCGCCATTCGAGCGGCCGTTTTCGCGCGCGCGCGTCGTTTGCGCCCGCGTCGCGCAATTCCACGACGCGCGCGTCCCGCGCACGCCTGGCCCTCCGGCTTAACCCCCTCCGCCGGTTTTCCCGCCGTCGGAAAAGGCGGCCCCATCCGGTGCTTTTGCTAAAACGGCGGAGGCGAATCGGGAGGGGGGATCACTCGCCGCTGCCACGCGAGACCTCGCTCGGTCAGTTTGCCGGTCGTCCGATCGTGGAAGCTGTTGTGCGCAGCCTGGCTGACAGCGATCAGATTCCAGCGGCACCATTGCCAGCCTGGGAAATCCTCAACCGGGTAGACATGGTGCACTGTCGTCGCGGTTTCGTTGCGACCATAGCGGCCAGCCTCGCGGCACTTGTAGCCGTCGCGCCGCAGGATTGCATCTCGCAGGCGCAGCCATCGTTTGCTCTTGTAGTCCGTCTGGGGTCACCGCCTTTCATCCAGCAGCGCAGATAAAACAAAGCGCCATGACCTCACGACGGAGATCATGGCGCTCATGCCATCCGGCTATCACCTCGGCTGCAAAACAAAAGCGCCAAACGATCTACCGTTCACACGGTCAAATCATTTGGCGCAGGCGCTGGCGCAAAGGCTCTGGCTCAGGCTCATATTCACGTTTACGATGGACTCGCGTCTGCACACCTTGCAGTACAGCGGGAAGTCTGTCAGCTTCGTCGTCGGCAGCACACGCTGCTGCGTCGGCCGTCCGCACAGTGGGCAAATCAGCTTGCCGCCCGCTGACACTAATAGTATATCACGCGCGTTTTTGCTTTGCAAGACTTTTGTTCCACCTTTCTGATTATTTATAGGTTGTTTCAAGGGAAAATTGTAAATGCAATGTTCAGTTTTCCGGGGTTTCATAGTCGTACAGCACGTAGCTTCCAAAGCTGTTGTCGATGCGCTCCGGGAACTTCTCGCCCTCGAACGGGATAGCTTTGTCCGGCGGCGAATAGTGCGCGCCCGGCGGCAGCTCGACGTCCAGCCGTTCCGGCTTAATGAGGCCCTTGCTCGGCGTCCACATCCGCTGCCCGACGCGGAGCTTTCCGGTTTTCCTCGGCTCCTTGGTCAGATACCGCGCCACCTTGCGGTACCCGCCGAAGTCCTCGATAGTCCGGATGTCGATCGATCCTTTCTGCCAGAAGCAGCGGAGCAGAATCTCGTCGCTGTCCGCCCGCTGGATCACGAAATGATGGTGGATGCGGTGATCGCCGTGCATGCCCTCCATCACATAGACATATCCGAACGGCAGAGCCCGTATCCGGCGCGCCTCTCGCACCTTGCGGAAGTAGGCCGGTGCATTTTTGCGCGCTGCCTCATAATTCGGCGGCAAGTGCTCTTCATCATAAGTGAGTGTCACAAACCAGTCTTGCGGGCTGAAGTTTGCATACAATAAGAACTCAAGACGCATACATGCGGTTTTAATGTTGACAGCCTCCTGAACGAGGCTGGTTTCAAATTGCTTTGCCGCACGGCCACCGGTTCTCGGTGGCCGCGAAGCAAGCTCAATTGCGCGAACGCGGTTGCCCGCGCGCAGTTCAATCACCCTGTTGATTCGGCATCAGCTCCATTCTGTGGTATTCATTCATGTGCTGCAAGGCTGCGTTCTCCTCATCGCAGAAAGCAATGTCGCCGAGAAGGACACGTCGAACGCCGTCCGGGAATTCTACAACGGCCTCCACACCGCCGGGAAGCGTATCGTCCCAGCGATGAAAATATCCAAGCTCGTGGCCAACCTTGCAGAGCCGCCGCTCCTGTTTGACTACGAGCTCGATCTCTCTTGGCGTCACAGTCCAGTCCCCCTTATGAACTCGATCATGGCCTGCGCCAATCGGGATATTCCACAGCGCGCGGCGCTGACCAAGGCCGATAGCCGCGCGAAGGCTAAAGCGCCATCTCGCAAATATAGTGCCAATGTAATACGGCTGTAATGACTCTCATTGCTATGTCCGGGAGGCTTTGTGCGCATAAGAGAATTTGCACGATTCCGGCTGTACCCACGCGCCATCAGCAGCTTGACTGCTCTTTTTCTCGTCATTTCTTCGCTCCTTTTCCATATTTCAGCTTTCTTACCCATTCGTTTCGTTCGCGAAACGGCACGAACTCCTCGCCGCAGAGCGGCTCCAGCACCCGGTCGATCTGCTCCTGCGCGTAATCGGACTCCGGCTCGTTCCGCCATGCGTGCCCAAGCTCACGATAAAGCTGTGCCACACCGTGTGCTGTGCGCTGCATCCGCCCTGGGCCGAAACCCTCCTGCGCCAGCGCGAGCATCCACAGATCTGTCGCTGCCTGGAACCCGGCGTTAAACCCAATGTCCAGATTCGTCTGAGCAAGCTGCTCCAGCTTCTGCATGTAGTTCATGTCGTGGCCTCCGTGGTGTATGAGGCCAGCGGCGGCCATGGATATGTGTACGGCTTGCATTGCGGAATATCGATCCATTCCCATGCATCGTTGCGGTAAATCAGAAATATTTCCGCCTCCGGCTGGACGGCATACACGGTAAACACGCCGCCCGATAAAAGCTCAACCTGAAACATCGTTTTCACCTCCATCCTTTCTCTCGCCTTGGCTGCAAAAATCGTCCTCGCCGATATCGTCGGCATCTCGTAGGTCGCACCAGACGCCCACTTGCCGACCGTCACAAGCCTGTATAGCCGGGCGTACATACTTACAGTCCCGGCACCGCACTACCTCCGCCACGTCGGCGGCTGGCGCTCCGTCCAGAACGGATACCGCCCAGTTGTAATCTTGCGCTACTTTTTCGAACCCCATTGCTGCGTATCGAATCGCGAGCGTGGAGAGCTGCTCAGTCAACGCGGTTCGATCGATATAATCAGCCGCCATGTCGCACCTCCACGCCTGCCATTTCAAGCAACTCGTAAATGTCCGTTTCATCGCTGTTCGCGAGGAAATCGCCATATTCGTCGTAGTAGTTGTACGCCGTGTATGCGCGGGCTTGGATTCCAGCGTATTTCTTGAGCAACTTATTCGCCCCCTCGATTCCAAACGTGCAGGCATCTTCCAGTGCTTCCATCTGCGATTTTGAGATAAACTTAGCCATCCTCTTTGTCCTCCTACGGCTTGACATCCACGTTTACCGGGAACTCGGTGTGGAACTCGATCAAATAATGGTACGGGTCGGCATGTGTGCCGGTGATGTCCTCGACCACGTAGAGCGTGTAGTCGTTGAGGTAAATGTAATTCTTCTTGTACTCGTTTGCACCGACCTTGCACGTTACGACCAGCTCCGAAGATGAGTTGTTGCTGATGGCCATATAGCCCTCGGCGTAGAGGATGATCTTGTCCGTTCTCGCGTTGTAGACCGTGATCCGGCGCTCACAGCTGAAATTGTCAGCGGCAACGCTCATGTTGTGGTTTACCTTGTCCGCTTCCCTCGTCATGCATCCTGTGAGACTTGCAATAAGCATGATAGCCGCCAGAAGCAAAGCAATTCGTTTTTTCATTTTTCAGGTTCTCCTTCCTTGGTATGTAAGCTCACATACCAATATCCGATATTTCTAAATTGTCCAGTAGTCTGTAAAAGCACGGCTTGCAAAGGTAGCAAAGCAACTTTGCCGGTATAGCAGGGGCTGACCGCACGCGGGTCCTGAGCGCGCGCAGCCTTTTTCGCCATCACGCTGCACCCCGCTTCCGTCTGGTCGGTTTCGCGGCCAGCTCCGCAGCCCTGACCTGCCGGAAGGCCGGGAGCAGGACCTCTTCCTCCCAGCGGTCGACAAAATCAAGCACCCGCTGCGGGATATTCAGGTGCTCGCCGTGCGCCCATTCGTTTCCGTAGCCATGAAGCTGGATGCGCTTCGGCTTATCGCCTCGGACATCGATGTTGAGCGTATACCAGCTCCGCTCCGGCCGGCGCGCATGTCGTACAAACAAAACCAGCTGGCCGAGTAGATGCGTCTTCCCGTAGCCGCCGACGCAGTGATGCAGGACGTGGCCCTCGCGCACCAGATCGCCGTTGCAGCACGGGAGGCGGATGCAGATCTCGCCGTCCGACCATTCCAGCGCCCGCCATTTTTCCGCGACCGCCATGAAGTTCGCAATGCTGTCTTTGTCTTCCCGCTGTTTTTTCGCGGCGAAGATCCGGTCGTGCGCGGCGCGCAGGTCGCGCGGCCATAGTTCCTCCGGCCCCGGAGCGTCCACCTGCTCGGCAAGCTCCTTGCGGTAATCAATCAGTAGGCCAAAACCAGTCCCGCGCGGAATTCCGTGCTTTTCAAGCTGCTTTTCGAGGTACGCCTCCCATTTCGGCAACGGTTCGAGGTCGTATCCGTCCGTGACCTCGCCTACATAGAGGCTGATGTTTTCTTTCCCGAACTTCCCGAGCAGTCGTTGGAACTCGCCCGCACATCCTGTGCCCCAAAGGCCGAAGTTGACCCCCTCCATCCAGAGCGCAGTGATGTCTGCCGTCCAGCGCCAGCCGCCGCAGGCGGCGACCTCTTCTTTCGTGAAGTGCAGCATCTCGCGGGGCTTTTTGAAGTTCCAGTCCACGAGATCACCGACTTCTACGGTCGTCTTGCGGAACCCGTAGTTCGCGGCCTGATTGACGCAGTTGTCGATCCGACCGACAATCATGCGGGCCATGCCGCATTTCATCAGATTTTCGACCGCCGGGCGCTTCTTCCAGAGTTCCAGATACACGACCGGCCACTCGCCGCCTGCGCGGATGTATTCGGCCAGCCCCGTCTTTTCGGCGGTCGATCCGGCCAGTTCCGGCAGGTCTTGCCACATCGCGACGCCGAATTTACGCGAGTTTACAGCCTCGTGACTGTAATATTTGATCTGATACGGGTCATCCCGGCTGTTGACCGGCCGCCAGTCCGGCAGGCTGTTCATGCCGCCGTATGAATTAACCACAATCTCGTGCATGTACCGCTTCATGCGGCCATTGGGCAGCAGCACCATCGCCCCGAAAGGCCGGATATCCATGTCCCACACGCCGAACTCGTCAATGCGCCTGGACACGATCCAGCTCATGGCGACCGCGAGATCGCCGACGCGCTCGATGCTGCCGGCCATCAGCTGATAGGTGCGGCCATTTCGCAGCTTCTTCCGATGCACCGGATGCACGGCAGAGCCGCACATCGGGCAGTAAAGATCATCGCCTTCGTCCGTCCAGCCGACCACATCCGCGCTGTCTTTGTCCGGGATGCCGGGCCACGCGCTGCCGTCGTCTCCGACGACCATCGCAATCCCGCCGCCCTTGATCCATCCGGCCCAGAAGTCCTCGCGGCAGGCCGTGCAGGTGCATCTTGCGCCCCAGCGGCCCCGCGCGGGTTCGTCGCCCCACCATTGCGGGACATCGTCGTCCGGGTAATACGATTCACGGGCGTAGATCAGTAGTTCGCCGCCGAGGTCGCTGTCGATGTAGTCAGCCGCCACTGCCTGAAGCATTCCGCCGCGGGGCTTCGTGGGAAGCCGGTTCACCAGATCATCCAAAATATCCATGCCGTACCCTCCTCAGAAGTAATCTTCGAGGTTCAGCACGACGCCCTCCTCGGAGGACGCCGCGCCAAGCTCGGCAATGCCGTAAAATTCGCGGATGATCTTTTCCGCCTCGGCCGGAATGACGCATGAGAAATTCCCGGTCTTGTGCTGGTCGGCGAATGCCTTGATCTTCTTCTCACAGTCCGCAAGGCTCATACCCTTGGCATCGAGGTCGCGGCTGACGATCTCCTGCGCGGCGGGGTCATGCCGGATAATGTCGGCCAGCTGTTCGCCGACCATCCAGACCGGCGTGCGCTCCGCCGGCTGTTGCGCGCGAATCTGTTCAAATACGTCCATCCGTCACGCCTCCTTTTCGACCAGCGCCGCCATCTTGGCCAGCGCGTCCCGGCTGAACCGGGCCAGCTTCGCGGCCTTCTCCGCATCGCGGGCCTTGACCTTCTGCATCAGGCCGCACGCACGGTTGAAATTCTCCTGCACCGCCTGAAAGAAGCTCTGAAAGACGGCAATGTCCGCATCCGACTGGATCGCACTGGCCTTCTGAAGCTTCTCAGCGTTGGCCCTTGCGGCCTCAAGCTCGGCCTGAAGCGTCTCGACTCGGTGTTTCAAGTCATCGGCGTGGCCCGTGCTGTTTTTCAGATCAGCCATGGCCTTCGTAGCTTCGGCCTGAAGCTCCGCCTGCTTCTTTTCGGCCTCCTTGCGGCACTTTTCCAGCACGGCAACGTCGGCCTTGTGCTTTTTCTCAGCCTCGGCCAGCGCATCTGCAACGGCCTTTTCGATTTCAGCCGGGTCTGCTGCTTGCACAGCGACCTCGACCGGTCGGTTTTCGAGTTCTGTGATTTTCGCAGCTTGTGCGTCGGCACGCTCCTTGAGCCGGGCCGTCTTTTCCTTCTCCGCATCAAGGGCAGAGGTGACGTCGGCCAGTTTCAGGGCCGCACCCTCGCTGGCCTCGCGCTCGGCCTCCAGCTGCTTCCGCGCCTCGTCGCGCTCCCGGATGGCATGTTCCAGCTCGCGGGAGGACAGATTTTCCGCATCGACCGCCTCGGCGAACTCTTCGCGCTCCTCCGCAGGTATGGCCAGCAGCTGCAAAGCGTTGGTCACGCTCAAATTATTCAGCGCTGAATAATTTGACTTTTCTCCGTATTCCTTCGCAATTCGCATGAATCGATTCGCGGAAGGTTGCGAGAACTCCGTTTCGGTTTTCAGGAAATCGAGCCAGCCGCCGTGCCCAACCATAGCCTTCGCCTCGGCAAGGCGCTTGCCGATCTCCACACCAAACCAAATCGTCATACACTTGGCCTGATGGGACAGATAGCGAATCTCGCTGCCGATGGTCTCCGCCGTCCGCGGCCCCGTCTCGGGCAGCGTCATATCCTTGGGTGCAGGTGCGGCATCCTGCAAAATGCGGCTCACGTCAAATGCCATCGCCCGCGCCTCCCTTCACGTCCTGCATCGTCATCTGCGGCTCCAGCAGCTCCTGGACGAAATTGCGGTAATCATACCCCGCCGCGCTGTACGGCGACGAGACGAGGATCGGCACCTGCTTAAACGTCATCTCGTCCACTTTGTCGGTGCGCCGGATAACCGTCTGGAAAACAGGCAGCACGCCGGACTCCCGCAGCTTCGCTTCCGCCTCCAGCACGACCGGCACATTGCGCCACATCGTGATGAGCGCGCCTGCAATGCGGATATTGCCGTTGATGCGGCGAATGTTGTCGATCTGGCGGCTGACATTTGCGAGTCCGCGCAGGCTGAATGCATCCAGCTTGATCGGGATGATTACCTCATCCGAGGCCAGAAGTGCCGCCGCGCTGGCGGCATTGAACGCAGGCGGGCAGTCAAAAATCACGTAGTCATACGCATCGTCCTCCCGGATGCAGCGGCACATATCGGCCAGCACCCGGCCGCGCACGCGCTTGTCCGCGATGTGCGACATGTCCAGATCCATAAGCCCGTCCGACGCGGGGATCATGTCCAGATCGCTGTACGACGTTGGCGTGATGTTCTCGGCGTAATACGGCTCGCACTCGCCCAGCAGCACGGCGTCCAGCGTGACGTCGTATTCCGTCGGCGCAAGGCCGAAAAACTCGGTAGCGTTGCACTGGCTGTCGCAGTCGATCAGTAGCACCCGCTGTTTGTGCTCCGACGCCAGAATGTGTGCCATATTGACGGCGGTCACGGTCTTCCCGACTCCGCCCTTGAGATTCAAAATTGCAATTGCTTTCATGATTTCGTCCTTTCGTCAAAATGGGATAGGGAAGTCGCTCGGAAGCTCGTCAAATCCGAGCTGCGCAGCCTCTTCCGCAGGTGTCTGCTTCGGCGGCGTCCAATCGCGGCGCGACTCCATGAAGGTCTGCGTTTCGCCGTTGAATCGCAGATAAAACGAATTTCCGGCGATTCCGGTTTTGTTTTTCGCAACTGTAACAACGCGATCACAGTCCACGATTTTCTGGTTTTCGCGGAAGAGCAGCAAAATGAAGTCCGCGTCCTGCTCGATCTGGCCGGAGCTGCGCAGGCTTGACATCGTGGGCGGTGGGATTTTGCCGGTCTTTTTGTTTGGCTCCGGCCGTCCGAGCTGGGACAGCGCGATGATTGTTGGCCCGCCCTGACGCCCGAACTGCTTGAGCGCCCGAGAAGCGGCGGTGACACGTGCGTACTCCTGATTGCCCCACGGCGTTTTGTCCGATGCCTCAATCAGCTGCAAATAGTCGATGTAGATCACGTCGTAGTGCTTCGCCATCGAGTACATCCGGATATCCCCGGCCGTCATGCCTGCCGCCTCGATCAGATCGAGGTTGCGGCCGCCGAAATCGGCACTGATTGCCGCCAGCGTATCCCAGTCATGGTCGTTCATGGCATTCAGCTGAATTTTCGGCAGGCCGATCTGCGCCGCCGCGGAGATCATTGCGTCTGCCAGCTTTTCGCAGCCCGTCTCAAAGCTGAAAAAGCCGACTTTCTTCGTCTTTGCCTGCTCGCGGGCGGTCGCCAGCGCGAGTGTCGTTTTGCCGTCCGAGGGGTATCCGCCGATGATGCCAAAGTCGCCGCGCATCGTGCGCAGGTGGTCGTTGAGCTTCTCAAATTTCCACGGCAGATAGACAGGCTTTACCGCCGGGTCGTGCCGTTTGTAAAAATCGGTCAGCGCATCCTGCATCGTCATGGTACGCACGCCCGGCCGATTCACCATGACAGCGTTTATGCGATCAAGCATTTGCCGGATATCGTCCTCATTGTCAGCGGTCAGGATCTCCGAGGCCGCTTCCTGCATCAGGCGAATTCGCGCCTGCCGCCTCAGATCGGCAATGTATGCCTTGATGTTGGCCGCCGTCGGCGTCAGCTCAATGATCTGCCTGAGCAGATCCGTGTAGTCCTCGCCAATCTGTCCAAGAACCGTAACAGCATCGACTGGCCGGCCGGCTTGGAACAGCCCGCGCATTGCCTCGAAGATTGTGCGGTATGAGCTGTCGAAATATTCCGGCTTGAGTGCCTGAAGCGCGATGCCGACGGTGCGGTCGTCGATCAGCATCGAGCCGATGACACCAAGCTGCGCATTCAAGAGCGCTTCTCTGCTTGCAGCCATCACACAAACCTCAGTCCGCTGGTGTCAATAGCCCCGGTCGGCTCAGCTGCCTGCACAGGAGCGGCCTCGGTGATCTCGCGCTTCTCGTCGGTCCAGCGCTGCTGGTTGAGGTACGTCGATGCATGGGGGATACCGATTCCGGCCTGCCACTCTGGCGACGCCTTCTGCAAGGTCAAGGCCCGGCCGATGCGCAGGATTAGTTCGTCGCTAGGCTGGAGCCTGTCCCATGCGCGGATCGCAGCTTGTCGTCCTTCACCTCTGGGGTAGAATTTCCAGAAGCCTTCGAATCGTTCAGGCTTCCATTCTGCGGTTGATTTCGTACGCCGCCCCCTTGGGGGGCTTTTAGGGGGTAATATATTATTATCTAATACATTACTCATCGGTTTTTTTGCCGATAAGGGGTCGGTTTTTTTGCCGGTAAGCTTATCGGCATTTTTGCCGGTAAGGGGTGGCGCTTGCAGCACCTGATAGATGCTGCGGACGGGGTGCCCGTCCTTCGGATCAGGGGCATACCGGACTTCAATGTGGCCGGCCTTTTCAAGCGCCTTGATAAGGCGGCTGACCGAATCCTCGGACAGTTTGTTTGGCCCGGCAAGCTGCGCATTCGTCGCGGCACAGCACCCGCCCTCTCCGGTGTAGCCGGTCATCGTGGAGATCTGCCCATATAGCAGCTTCGCGTTGGCGGGGATGGAGTCGTCATACAGAACCGTCGCCGGAACAACGGCCCAGAAAGCCCGAAAATCTTCGTTCAAAACTTTTCACCTCCCACTCTTGCATTTTTGCGAAACTGGTGATATACTGAACATACTTTCGTGATTCCGTTTTCGGAATCGACCGTCCGGTTGTTCGCAGCAGCCGGGCGGTTCTTTTTATGCTCATTTTTCCGCATGGCTGGCACCCTCCGCGTAGCGCAGCGTATACGCCGCACCGATGATATCATTCAGTTCGCGCACGATCTCTTCGTAGGTCGGGCGCTCTTTTTCGTCGATCGCGCCGTCCTCGGCGATCTGAAGCAGCTGCTTGTCGCGGTTCCGGTCGGCAAAGCGAATAATGCGGTTGACCAGCCGGATCACAGCCAGCGGCAGCGGCTGGCGCTCGGTATCGGGCAGCACGCCCAGGCAGTCCGAAGTCTGGCGCAGGTGTTTGTACGCATACCACGATTCGCCGCACAGATCTACCATCAGACAGACGTGATAGTTTGACGGGATGCGGATATCGCGTTCCCAGCCCTTGACCGTATCGACGGATACATGAAGAGCCTCTGCCCACTGCTCCTGACTCAGATGCGCAGCATTCCTGCACGCCCGGCAGATATTTGTGTATTCCTGTTCCATGTCTTTTTCTCCAATTTTGTGGGATAATGTTATCAGGCGGACTGCGGCAGCTGCTGCGGCGTGATGCCGTTCAGCTCGCGCCAGCGCCGGATGATCGCCAGATCGTCCGCGTCCGTCACAAATCGGGTTTCCTTCTCTTCCATCTCTCTCACCTCCTCAATAGGGGTAGGTGATCGCTTCGCGCACCGACTCAATGGGGATGTGCAGGCCGCGCATCAGGCGCAGCGTCTTGTCCATATACGCGGTCGGCGACTCGAAAATCTTGTACAGCGTGTTCGTACAGCAGCCCGCATAGCGGCATGCCGTCGCAACCGGCACCGACTGCGCGGCCATCTCGCCGCGGATCATTGCCGTCAGCCGGTAATCCGTCGTGCGCTCGACTCTTAGCTTTGGCATGATAGTCCTCCTCTCAAATGATACCGATGATTTCCAGAATGCGGACGGTGCAGATCAAAAGCACGATCGTGCATACGATCAGCCGCCACAGAAATCTTTGGTTCTCCCTCTCCTCTCGGCTCTGCATCAGGCGCTTTCCTCCTCTCTGCTGTAAAGCTCGTCGATCGAGCAGCCCAGCGCCTTGGCCAGCGCCGGAAGCTGCGAAGCGCGGGGGTATGCAGCGCCGGATTCCCATTTGGCGACGGTGCTGCGCTCGACGCCGAGAACGTCGGCAAGCTCACGCTGGGTCAGCTTTGCGCGTTCGCGCATAAGTGCAAGTTTTTTCGTGGTTATCCCTCCCTCCAAAATAACATGCATCGGTAATTGGTGATTTATAATCACTGCCTGCAATATAGCACACAGAGGCACGTTTGTCAACATGAAAGTTACTTAAAATCACAATTGAATTGTGACGCACGTTCACTTATACTTGGAATAGTAGGTGATTTGAATGAACAATTTCAGGAGATTCCGAGATTTGCACCAGGAATCCCAGCAAGATATTGCAGATTTTCTCGGTGTTGGCAGGACTACTTACACAAAATATGAAACTGGGCAAATTAAACCGCCATACGCCAAGATTGAGCGACTGGCTCAGCATTGGGGAACGACGGTTGCGACGCTAATGGGCACAGACGAGGAAACAAAAAACCCCATCGGGATTCCCGACGAGGTTTACGATGTAGCGCAGGCGTTTATGAAATTACCGCCAACGGCGCAGTTAGAAGCGCGGGCGTATCTCGACTTTCTAAAGCAGCGATATACGCGGAAAAAAGACTGAGTCCCTCCGGAGTCAGCGACAACAGATCGTTCACAAGCTCGTCAAACATTTCGCGCTTCCTTTCTCTTTTTCGTATTTTCCATTTTAGAACGACAGTTCTAAAATATCAATTGCCAGAACTTACAATTTTGTGCATGATAATTTTACACGACAATGCAACTGCACATATAGAGGGTCGTGAGCCGTTATGAACTATACCAAGAGGATCAATTGCTATGGCTCCGAGCTTTGGAGCTTTAATGCTGCGGGGGTTAGCTACAAAAATGACGACGGAACCAACAGGCAGGAAATCATCGACCGGCTGCACTGTGGTGCGGAGTATAATTGTCACCTTGAGCGCTATGTATATCAGGGAGAATCTGCGTATCATATCGTAATCAACGACCAGACGGTCGGGAATGTGCCGAAAAATATTGCTAAAACGTTTGGGGTAAAGGATGATGCGGGGTACTGGCCCGTAATTGTCTCAGCTGGGATACATGGCGGGCCAGATGTGGGTTGCGAGTTTGAGGACGACGAGCCTTGGTATTATGGCATCCATTTGAAAGTCAAGCTTGTCAGCCCGACCGAGCAGAAAATCAGACAACTGTCTATTGACGGAGAGTGGTCAGCCTATGAGGAACTGTCTGTGGGCTTTGCCCCCGACGAGGACGAGCAGCCTGACATATCCGAAGAGACTAACGCAATTGATAGTAACGCTGCACGCCGCGCTCAGAATATACGGCAACGACCGGGATGGATCAAAGCCCTAGCAATTGTGTGTTTCGCGTGCATACTGGCCGGAGCCATATCAAATTTGCTGGGGCGGTTGCCTCACGTAAGCAAAGAGCCAAGCGGGACGCGGCTGAATGAAAACAATGCAGCAGAGTATGCACCTGACATAGAACTACCGCAAGCGGAGAACATTGAGTACACGATAGATGTACATGAAAAGGTTTTCCATATTGCCGGATGCTCTCTCGTCAATCAAATTAAAGATACAGATCGGATGCTGGCCACTGTATCGCGCGACGAAATAATCGCGAAAGGCTATACTCCTTGCGAGGAATGCCATCCATAGACGGTGCCCAAGTCTGACACCACCGGGCTGATATTGAGAAAGAGGCTGATGTGATGATCGCACATGAGATTGCCCCGTACCGGCGTGCCTGCGTCGGCACGGGGCTTTTGTGGCCAGACGATTGGGAGCGCCTGTAGTCATACCATACGCCGAACATGGTAAATATTGCAAGCTATACCATCGAATTTCCATATTCACATCCTAACATTTTGCCGAAAAGAGTGATTTTTTGAATCAAAAAGTTGTAGATGCATGCCAGAAAGCGAAAAGCGGCGCGTACCCTAAAATTACAAATCAGGATATCGTTGATGAAACCGGGCTCAGCCCATCCACCGTCAACAATTTCATGCGCGGCGCGACAAAAGACCCGCCGCTGGGAACGGCAGGCCCTATCTGCAAAATGCTCGGCGTCTCGCTGGACGATTGCTGCGACATCGACGCCGATCCGACTGAGCTTCAGCAGGCTGTGCAGGAGCTGACGCAGAAGCTACAGGAAGCCAATACAAAAATCGAGATATCGGCGTTGGAGCTGAAGCACGCGCGGGAGCAGCTCGCAACATACCGGGCGCTTGCGTGGATCTTCGGTATACTGGTGCTGCTGGCCATGGGCGCGCTCCTTATCGATCTGTCCAACCTCGGCGTTGGCTGGATACGCTGGCCAATAGAAGCAGCGGCAAGCGCCTTTGCGCGCCTGCGAGGTGGTGCGCTATGAAAGTCCCCGAGCCTCGAAAGCTGAAATCCGGCACCTGGTTCATCCAGCTCCGCCTTGGCGGCGAGAGCATCCCCGTCTCCGCCCTCACGCGCTCCGACTGCATCAAGCAGGCGCAGCTCATCAAGGCCCAACATCGCGCCGAAAAACAGCCTAAAACGAGATCGGACATCACACTGCGTGAAGCTATGACAACGTACATCGAAAAAAAGCGGGCCGGGCTTGACCCGAGCACGATCCAGGGCTATGAGAAGATCCGCGACCAGTATTTCCAGCAGATCATGGATCTATCGATTCGCAAGATCGATGTAGATCGCATCAATGATGCGATCTATGCCGAAGAAGCCCGTGTCAGCAGGCGCGGGAAGCCGCTTTCCGCAAATACGATCAATAAGGCATGGGCGCTGATCTCGACGGTCCTGCATCGGAACCATGTCACGCTGGATGAGCAGCCGGATCTGCCGGAGATCAAAAAGAAGCCCGTCGAAATTCTCAGCTTCGCTGAGATCTATCCCGCCATAAAAGGCTCGTCGATCGAGCTGGAGTGCCTGCTGGCAGCGCGCCTGAGCCTTTCCATGTCGGAGATCCGTGGCCTCACAAAATCAAAATCTATCCGCGCCGGAAAGCTCACCGTCTGCGAAACAATAGTGGACATCGGCGGGCAGCCGGTGCGGAAGGACCATGCTAAAGAGCCGGACCGCGTCCGGACCATACCGATCCCGCCGTACATCCAGCGGCTGATCGATCAAGTTGATGGGGATATCATCTGCACCAAGACTTCGCAGTCGATCAATAAGCGCTACCAGCGCCTGCTTGAAAAAGCGGGCCTCCCCAAGAGCAGCTTTCATAAACTCCGGCACACCTATGCCTCAGAGGGCGCGCGTCTCCAGATCCAGCCGGAGATTTTGCAGGAGGGCGGCGGCTGGAAAACAAGCCACACCATGAAAACGGTCTATACGCACACCTTCACCGCGCCGCGGCTTGCAGCCGAAAAACAGATGGACGACTATTACCTGAGCATCATCGACTCGCATCCAGAAGAGACCCCAAAAGAAGCAGAGAATGCTAACTAAAATGCTAAATTTTTAAAAAGCGACCATTTCCCAATGACCGTGAGTTTCATGACAGGGCTTCGATTCCCCTCAGCTCCACCATGAAAAGGAAGCCCGCAATCCATTGAGGTTGCGGGTTTTTCTTTGCGTATCAATGCCTTTCGGTATTTTCACCTTTCTACGAACGCAGAAAATATTCTACATTCACACAAGCGATTTTGCACACTCAGAACACAAAATGCTAACGAAAAATGCTAACGATTTTGCTTCACAATGCACCTGTAATACGCGCAAAGTTTTTCCTCCGGTTCTGGTCCGTCCTTGTCCATCAGGAACGCCCGTGCCAGCTCCGCGTAGAACTCCGGCACGTTTACGCCGAATTTTCTTGCCACTTCGTAGTAGTCCGAGTACATCATGTTCATCGTCACGCCGAAAATCCAGTGCGGGATATCGCGCCCAGCTCCGCTCGCATCCGCGACAGCGGAGGTCTGATCCATCGTCCAGTGCGGGCCGGTCGTTCCGTCGGCGTTCTGCATGTGCTCCGCCCAGTACATTGTTTCCGCGCGATCAAACTCTTTTTCGGTTTTGCGCTTCGCCTCCACAATATCCAGCGTTTTCAGCAGATTCGCAATGGATGACGCCTGCTCAATAGTGCGCATATTCACTGGGCCTTCCGCGACTTCGCACAGCGCATCATGGAGTTTATCCTTGTACTCCTGCATTGCCGTCACCTCACAGCTTCTCGACCGTGACTGCCAGATTGTTAACCGTAGCACCGACACCGCCGAGGATCAGCGACAACAGAGAGCTTTCACAGCCGCAGGCATTGCGGACGATAGCCGTAATGCCGAGGTTTGTCGTGCCGTTTGCGGTCGCAGTCTGCGACGCGGTAGCGCCGATGATTGCAACTCCGTCCTTCTGCGCTGTCAGCGATACCGCGCCAGCAGCAATCGTCGTGAGTGTTGCCGAGACGTTGAGCAGATAATATCCCTGACCGCAAAGCGTGATCGCGTTGCCGTCCTGCCGGACGTTGCATCCGTAACGTCTCGTCGTCGTCCCCGGCGGCACGATCTCGCCAGCGGCGACCGTCGGCGCGCTGATGTTGGATGTGTAAATAGCAGATTTGCTCATAAAAATTTCTCCTTTCAAAAATGGGGGCGGCTATTGCCGCCCCTTTTCCTCGCCGAATCGGGCGCACACGTTATTTAGATATTGCCGTTGCCGCATCCGCAGAACGGGGAAGGCCCCGCGTTGTAGGAGTACCCTGTCGGATACCGCACTACGCCGCACATCTGCTCACGAATGTAGAGCTGGTCATTCGTCTGCTCAAGCTGGCGGATTCGCTGCTCAAGCTGCGACTTTTCGAGTGCCGCAAACTTGGCGTCGATGTTGGCATTGAGTCCGCAGAAGCCCTCGGACAGCTGGCGCGAAATCTCGTACTTGCTGCCGTCGATCCTCTCACCGATCCCTGACTGTCCGAGCGCGACCTCCTTGCCCAGCTGGCCGATGTTGCCCTGCATCTCATATCCGAGATTGCACAGGCCGTTGCCGATGTTCGTCAGGCGATCGTTGATCTGGCCGAACTGCTGGCCGAAAAGAATCTCCTGCTGCGCCGCCGCTGTGGCGTACTGGCCATAGTCGTTGTTGCGGTTGTTTCCCCAGAAGCCGCCGCCCATGAAGACAAAAAGAAACAGGATGATGATCCACCATGCGCCGCCGCCCCAGCCTTCGCCGTCATTGCCCGTAACTGCCTTGATGTCAGCCGGGCTCATATTTTCCATCATGTAATGCACTCCTTTCGTAGATTTTTTATTCATAAACCGTTGCGCACCGGCTTATTTCAAAAATTGCGAGAATGTCTGCGCCTGCTGCTGAAGCTGCTCAAACTGCTGTTGGCTCATCTGCCCGCTCTGCAAAAGCTCTTGCACGCGTTGCTTCGCGCCCTCCGGAGTGATCGAGCGCCGGAATTTGTTGAATTCCTGCATCATGGCAAGAGGGTTATTCGGCATCTGCCTTGCCGGGCTTTGCCTTACGGCTTGCCCCATCATCTGGCTTAACAATGGATTCACGGATCAGCGCCTCCAATCTGTTTAATCTTTCTTCCAGCGCAGTCGCATCGACCGGCTGCGGCGGTTTGATCGGCGTCAGCTCGTAGGCTGCGACGCTCGGATAGCCGCCTCCATCCGTTGTTTTCATGTAAACAACTGGTTTCTCCTGATCGAGCAGTAAAACCGAGCTGTTCGGCGGCAGCTGGTATGCGTCCGCGCCTCCAAATCCGTTTACCTGCTTGATCTCCTGCCGCTGGTAGCTCGGCATCTGGTTGAATCCGTACATATTACCGCCCCTTTCTGTATCCAGTTTACTTTTTCTCGAAATTTTAAGGGTTGCACTTGTGTGCATTTGTGCGGCGTTTGTGTGCATTTCTGAAAAGTTATATTCCGATGTCATTCCATGTCGTAAAAATAATTATAATTTCGCTTGCATTTTTCGCAGCGTTTGCTATACTAATGGTGCAGAGAATTCTGCGTATAAATTAACGTGACGAACACAGCCTGTTCATCACCTGCCCATCAAAGCGGAAACCCCTTGCCGTCAAGTAGGGACTTAAAAAAGCGGAGAATCCTTGCCGTTAAGTAGGAACTTAAAAAAGCGGAGACCCCTTGCCGTTAAATAGGGACCTAAAAATTGCATGGGCAATCAAAAGCGAGACGGTTTTCCTGTCTCGCTTTTCTTTTTCCGGGAAGGTCGAAATATGGAGAAACTGCGCATCTATCGAGTCACTGACAAATACATAAGGTTTTTGAATTCGCGCGACTCCCGCGTACAGTTCAACAAAAACGCACACCGTCCTTATGTCGGCGTTGTGCTGCTTGTCGGTGAACACCGTTATTTTGTTCCGATGGAATCTCCGAAACCAGGCCACGCCAACATCAAGCCCGGTGTACACATCTTCAAACTCGCCGGAGGGTCGCTTGGCCTGCTTGGCTTTAACAACATGATCCCGGTCCCGGCATGCGCATTGATTGAGTTTGACTTTTCGGTGGAGCCTGACGAAAAATACAAACGCCTGCTGCAAAAGCAACTAATCGAGATCGCCCGCAACCGTGCGGATATCCTCCAAAAAGCGTCCAAGACATATTTTGACGTTGTAAATAAATCGAACTCATTTTTGATCCGGATATCCTGTGACTTCAAACTACTCGAACGCGCCGCAAGGTCCTATGACCCGGATTTCCACAAGCAAAAGCCCGAGGCATGATGCCCCGGGCTTTTGCTATACCATATCCAGTTTTTCCGCCGTCCTGCGCGCTTCGATCATGATCTTATCCATGCGCCGGGAGACCGTCGAACGATCCATGTGCAGCTCTTCCGCGATGTCGATCTGCGGCATTCGCTCCAGGATGTACAGCCTCCCGATCTCCCGATCCTCCCGGCCAAGCATCGCCTGCCCAAGGACGCGCTCCCAATCGCTTGCCAGCAGATTTTTCAATCCATCCGGTAAATGTACGCGCCCTCTTGCCATTTGCGCCTCCTTCCGGCGCAGGACGGCCGAAAATTACTTGCTCTCCAGCACAGCGATATTTCCCTTATTGCCGACCTTCAGGCCCAGCGCGGCGGCGATATCGCGCACCTTGACATAGTTCGTGCCGTTTTTCAGGATGCGTTCGACGGCGACCTCCTTGCCGTCTACGATCATTTTGCTTTTCTCTACCACTTCGTCCTCAAACCTTTCCACGAATTTTTCCCACTGCTCGTTGCCAGTGGTGTGATAGTAGGTGTTCATGTCCGTGCCGACGAACGGGCGCGGGCAGAACTTCCCGGATACATCGTAATGCCTGATGATGTGATCCGCCGGAATGTTGTGCTCCTGCATGAGCTTGCGGATCAGCCACTCGGCATTATCGAGCACCTTTTTCTCGAAGAACCAGTCGGCATCGTAAGCGCCCATGCGCTTCGGGTTGACCTTCTTCGGCCTCAGCTCCACGCCGATGGAGTTCCAGTTCCGGCACTCCGGATGCAGCGTACCGTCGCCGCAGTGCCACGCCACATCCGTATCCTTCACGCACCGGTAAATGATATCACCCTCGTCTACGGCGTAGTGCGCGCTGGCTCTGGCCTGCGGATTTTTGAACCACTCGGCCACGCTGGCGGCGGAGCCGAGCGCGCCGAAGTAGTGCACGACGATCCATTTCGGCGTGCATCCGCCCGAGCGATGGTTGATCGGCGTGAGCGCATTCTTAATTACCGGCATTGTCCGCGCCTCCATCCACTGCGTCCTGCACCTTCTGGCTCTGGGTGCCGAAGTAGAACGCGATGATTACCGCGTAGATGGTCATAAAGTCCTGCGAGATCTTGCCACCGACCGCCATGTAGGCGAACACGCCCGTCAGCACCAGCGTCACAAGGCTTTTCACGCTCAGGAGATTCCCAAGCCGTTTGATAATCTTATCCATCATATGTACCTCCATCGTCTTTATCGTTTGGTTTTGCTAACAGTCTCTTGAGCAGCAGGAGCAGCAGCTCTCCGCCGAATACATCGCGTGCGAAGCTCAGCACGTCCGACAGGTCGCACGTCCTGTCCAGCAGCACCGCCGCCGTCTTGACGATCATCGCCCATGAGCAGACGGCAACGAGCATACCGATGCAGAAATACACAAGCTCCCGCGCCATTTTGCCTTTGGTCATGCGTGACTTCTTCACGACCTTTAGCATCCCGATCATGCCCCCAGCCCCAGCCGTGCCAGCGCAAAGCCGATCAGCCCTGCGAGGATCGCCGTGATAAGGCCCTTTACGACCGCCTCCCAGCGGCTTCCCGGCAGCGCCTTGAGGCTCTTTACGTCGGCCTTGATCTCATTCACGTTTTCCTCGATCGCTTCCTGCTTGGTCGCCAGCACCTCCACCGAGGTCGCCAGCTGATGCAGCGCCTTGTTGTCCGCCTCCAAATCATTGATCCGGTGTGTGTTGCTCTTGGATCGCTGTTCGATTTCGGCGATCTTCGCCTGAATCCCATCGTCCATTTTGATGCTCCTTTCGAATGTTTGTATTTCGCACTCCGGGCAAACCATCCTGCCCTCCGGCACGGCCCGCCCGCAGCATACGCATGTATCCATCAGCTGATCTCCTGATCCAGCGTGATAATGAGATTCGCGCCGGAACCCTTTGCGCTCACACGGAAGAACGCTGCCCCATTGGGCGGAGCCACATTTGCGTTCGTACTGAATGCCGCAGCCGCATTCGCATCCTCCACTTTCGCAGGATAATAGATACTGCTGCCTATCTTTTCGTAAGAAACCACAGCCCCCTTTAATGAATAATTGGCATTATACCACGCGACGCGACAGCCGTAGGTATTCCATGTGATACCGTCTCCACCAATGCGATAAGTGTGTTCCGCACCGCCATCAAACGGGATAAATCCAGTTGTCACAAATCCGCTCATATCGCTGGGGGCGCCACCGGAGCCAAGATACTTTCCGTTCGTGTACGGGGCGGACGCACCTGTGTTATCTACTGCTGTTGGCACAAGATTGGTATAAGTCACATTTTTTGTAGCTACCGCTGTGATGACGATATCGCCGGTGACGCTTGCAATGCTAATCACGCCAGTACTAGACGTGTAGACTGTGGATGTAATGTCCGTTCCGCCCATTTTTACAACAACGCTGTCCATTGTGTATCCATTTTCTGCTGTCAGAGTTGCAGTATAAGCTGCGCCATCCTCCACGGATACAGCGGCGTTGCTGTTCGAAACATGAGAAAGCGAATTCGTGATATTCCTATACACCGTTGCCGCGTAGCCGATTGTCCGATCTTTTCCCGCTCCGTAGCAGAAGGAATGCAGCGCCTGATCTGATGGATTCAGCACATTTACGGTAAAAGCCGTGTCCTTCGCCGTCCCGGCAGTTTTGTCGTAGGCCGTCGGATCGCCGTATGTAATGCCCCAGAATGTCGCACTGGCTGAGGCATTATTGCGGTAAAAGCAGGCGTTCGGCATGGCGACTTTCCACGCGTCGTATGCCGTGCCAACGCTGTTTTCTACGCTGTAGAGCTTATCCACTCTAAAGCAGTGCGTGTGGCCGTGGATATTTGCGACGAATTTTGCGGCATTGTGGCCGCTGAAATTTACCGTTGTGCCGTTTTCTGTTGTGCTGCCTCCCTCCACGTAAGCCTTTACGATATTGCTCATGGGGTACGTGCCGCCGTAATCCAGCGGATAGTGTGCCAGCACCAGCACGCTCCAGCTGGCCGCATCGGACTTGCTGCCCACATCATAGAGCGTCTGTGCAAACCACAAGCGCTGCGCCGGTGAGCAGATGTAGCTTGCCGACTCGCCGCCGGTAGTCTCGCCCTCACAGGTATTGAGGCAGATCACGCGGAGCTTCTTATCGGCAAAATCCCGGTAGCAGTAGCCGTATTCCGTACTGCCGGAAACCGCACCCTCGCAGTATTTTCCAATCACGGAGTAGAGATATTCCGCACCGACCAGCGTGCTGTACTCACCTGTGTCGTGGTTTCCCACCGTGCGGAACTGCGGAATGCCCTTGTACGCCTCATCTAGCCATCCGTTGATTTCCGCGATCTGTGATTTCAGGAGCGCTTCCGTTGTAGCCGTGCTGCCGAAAGTGATATCGCCCAGCATACAGGCAAAGTCGATTTCAGGCAGGCTATATGCCAGCACCTTGAGCGCCTGACATGCATTGAGATTTCCGGCGTTGATGTTCGTCTGCCATCCATCCACCTGGTCTCCCGCATGGTGGAAGTCCGATACCGCCAGAAAAACAATGCTATCTGACTTGAGCACGGCCTTGACCTTCTCCGCCACGGCCAATGCCTCGGCCTTGACGTAATCTGGAATATCCGCGTGCTGAATTTTTTCGCTTCCGGAGATCGCATCCACCGCGTCTCCGAATCCTTTTTCCGCGTCCCATACTATTTTAGCTGCATCGCCCGTTTTTGCGCGGATACGGTCTGCGGTATGGATCATCGCAGCGCCAGCCGCAACATATTCACTCAAAATGACACACCTCCCGCACTGAGTAGTTCGGCAGCCGTCCAAGCCCCGTTCACGACGCGAAGGATTTTCCCGTTATCATCGGGTGTAACAGATGGAACACCTTCCGGTATCTCCACGGTTTTCGGCGCGCTTCCGTCGTAGCTCGTCGTCGCATTTCCAATCTTGATGTTGAGTGCATTCGGGTTCTTGAGTGCCGTCGGGATCGTTGGGATATCGGACGCTTTTGCCAGTGTTCCATTCCATGCAAGCCAATCCTCCCCGTTGTATGCCACGCATAGATAGTTCGGTTTTTGCGTCGGGTCAGTTGATCCAGCCGCTCCAAATCCGAACACCACATTCCCAGAAATATTTACCGCAGCCTCAAGCGGAAGTGTGTATGGGATGCTAATATTTCTGAATTTTGCAATCGCATATACGGCATAACCCGCCTCATAGGCCGCATACACTTCCGCAGCCGTTTTGTCGGCGGTTGCGATATAGCCGTTTCCTTGCGTCACCGTAACATAAAATGTGCTCTTCACCTCGCCGGTCGCGCCGTTGACCTTTTTGACCGGCACATCGTCCGCACTGATGGGCGTAAACCCGAGCGCGCCGATGACCGCATCCTTCGTGACGTTCGCACCGCCTCCGGGCGCGCCCTGCGGGATTCCGAGGTTAAGCGTAGGCTGCGCGGCAGTGCCGCCCATGCTGGCCGTCGCTTCGCTTCCTGCGGGCAGCGTCGTCACAGTCCCGATCTGGATATCCGGCGTCACGCCGTCTTTGCCCGCTGCACCCGGCGCACCGTCCGTGCCATTCGTTCCGTCGGCTCCGTCGTTCACCGTGGCGATGGCTTCGCCGTCTGCCTTGATCGTCGTCACCTTCCCGGACTTGGAGGCCGTGATAACTGGCGTGTGCCCGTCCTTACCCGCTGCACCCGGCGCACCGTCTTTGCCGGGTGTTCCATCGGCTCCCGGAGCGCCGGTCGCACCTCTCGACGGCTTCCCGGTGTCCTCGTCGCCGAGATACCAGTTCCCGTTTTCTCCGATCGTCGGCGTAATGCCGTCGGTACCGTCCTTACCGGGCGCTCCGTCTGCACCCGGAGCGCCGTCTTTACCGGGAGTACCGTCTTTACCGTCGGTGCCGTTTGTGCCGTCTTTACCGTCCGCGCCCTTGAGCTCGGCAATGGCAATGAGGTTTTCCCACGTCGCACCATCGTCGTTTCTGTACTGGATATAGCCATCCGCGACGCGCATATCGATGGTGCCCGCGCCTCCGGAGCCTCCGCCAGAGCGTGCCGCCTCGTTGATGGCCGCGACAAGGTTATCCTTTGCCTTGGTCGTCAGCTTGGATAGATCGCCGATCTGCGCCTGGATCGCATCGAACCAGCGCTTGGACGGCTCGTCCGGCGGCTCTGCGCCTGCATGGAGCGACGGAACGCACACCGTGTCATAGATGCAGGATTTCACAAGGACGTCCTCCACGCGCCACTGGAGCTGCGCCTTGCCATATCCGGAGTATTCAACGTCCGATGCGCTGACCGTCCAATACGCTGTGTGGCCGTCCACGGAAAGCGCCACGGGGTACGCCTCCGCATCCATGCTGGAGCGCGGGCGCTGGACGAGCAGCAAAGGTGTGCCGCCCGGCCAGTCTGCCTCAAAAGCCGAAAGAGGGAAGGCGACCCGCATCGCGTCATTTTCGCCCTGATGCCGCAGGCAGATCGGCTCACGCCTGCTTGCGTTGACTGTAATCATATGCTCTCTCCCTTCTCGGTGTCCAAGTCGGACACCGTCATGCTGGATTTCCAAAAGCGAAAGCCACGACCCAGCTTCCGGAGATCCGCAGGCAGACGACGCGGCTTCCGGCGGCAAAAGTCACCGCCGTGTTGCATTTGTAGTGCTTTGTCGTCGCAGCAGTCTGCCCGTCGAAGATCAGCGATAGCCCGTCCGCGTACTTGGCTGCCACAGTCGCAAGTGCGATGCGCTCCGGCTCCGTCACTGCTTTTGCAGTATATTCTGTGAGGCCCGTCATGCGATCACCACCCTTCGCGCAGTGTGCTGCATCAGCTCTCCGACGGCCATCGTGAGCGACCACTCGGTTTCCTCCCAAATGCCGCCGATGTCCGGATCATCGATCGATACGATATCCCCGACGCCATGGTCGCCGGTCGCCAGCGTGTAAAATGTGATCGTCTTTGTCGCGTACATCGACTCGTTGCGCAGCCGGTTTACCAGCTCTTGCAGTTCGTCCTGGCTGGCCACGTTGTTCACTTTCGCAACGTCCACAATGCGCAGGCCGCGCCGGAAAGTGGACGTACTGGAGGTAGGGGAGTCGTTGACGGCAGTCGCCGTCAGCGGCGCGCCTCTATCCGGATTGGAGCAGATCCGCACAAAAACATTCGGCGCATCAAATAAATCGACTTCCTGTGTGTGGTCGTCGGTGATCGGCGCAAGCGTCAGATCTGTGCCGCTGTATGCGTGGTCGATCCTGCCGCCGGTCGGCGCTTTGTACGGCTCCAAGTGGCAGATGCCGCGCCCATCGAACCACACCGGATTGTAGTTGATCTCCTCCAGCAGCTGGTTGCAGATCGTCAGGTAGTCTGTCCCAGTGTCCCAGTCCTCGCGATCCGTCGCCAGCACCGCCGAGGACGGCACGTCCAGCACAAGCTTGATGCCCGCCGCCGTGAGCAGCTGCTGTACTGCCGTCAGGTACGGCGTATTCGCGGAAATGTGATAGAGGCCCTCTGTGCGGCTCTGCTGGATGCGCCAGCAGCGATCATAAGCCTCGATCCGGAGCCGCCGGCCATAGGCGTCCATGATCTCCTCGACTGTGGTCGCCTGAAATACGCCGAGCGGCGTCTCGGCTCCGTCGAGCACAAGGACCGGTTGCAGCTCGTCGGTAAGCAGATCCACGTCGGCGTCCGGATAAACCTCCGCCGACAGGCTGCCCTTGATCTCCGAACCCTTGCGGACGTAGACGTTCGGGGCGGCATCTGCCGCCCACGAAAGCTGTTTGAACTCCGCGCCGCCGCGAAGCACGTTGATCTTGTACGCTACATCACGAATCAATGTCCACGACCTCCTCCACGTCCGCCTGCTCCACATCAAACTGATACGTTGTGTAAAAGCCGCCGTCTGCTGTGGCCGCAAGCACCGAGAGGCACCCGCTCACCATGTTGCCCTCCGGCGTTTTTACCGCGACCATCTTGCCCACAAGCGCCTCAAGCGCCGCGCAGTCCTCCGCCTCGCGGAAGGCGCACGCAACCGAGATCGTCTCCGCATAGTGCATACTGCGCTCTATCGTCGGATATCGCCGCCCGGCAAGCTGCACGGACTGCACGCCACGGCTCAGATTGCGCCCCGTCGTGCGGTGCGTGCTGGCCGAGTAGGGGAGCGGCAGCACGTCCCCGGAGTCAAGGTCGATCAACGTCACACACGGCACGGATGCCATCACCTCCACTGTGTTGGACAGCCGGTAATTGGAGCTTGCGTCAAAGCACCCGCGCACCTGGTAGCTGTTGCTGCCAATAGAGCGCAGATCCGTGTATGTTAGCTCCTGTGTTTTTGCAATGAGCTTTCCGTTGCGGTATATCAGGTAAAAGTTGTAGTGATACCCTCCGGCAGCGCTCCAGGAGAGGCGCACCGTGTCCCCGGCCTCTGCCGTCAGATTGATCGCCGGCCCCGCTGTGTTGGCGACTTGCAGCGCCGCCGACCCCCACGGCGACCACATGGCGTACTCGTTCTGCACGCGGACACGCACAATGTATTCACCATCTTCGAGGTACATCGGAGCCGTCCACGTTTTATCCGTGCCGTAGTACGTGCCGGAGCTGTAAACGCCGTCGATCTCCACCTGGTAGGCCAGCTGTTCCGATGATTGCCATCCGATAACCGGGCGCGGAGACTGCGACTTGATGGAAACCGCCGGAGCCGCCGGAGCGCCGACACAGATGAATTCCGCCGCGTCGCTCCATGCGCCCGCCGCATTGTCCGTGTTGTACGTCCGCACGCGCCAGTACTTTGTCCCGCTCCCGAGCGTGTTTGCTGGGGCGGTGTAGGTCGTCTCCGCGCCGGTCACCGTCGCAAGCGCCGTCCATGTCTGCATATCCGTCGAGATTTGCAGCTCCGCCTTGGTCTGGGCCGTGCCGGTAGAAATGATGTGAGTCCACGCAAACGCTACCGGCCTCGATACGTCTACAATTTCGCCTTTCGGCGATTTTATCGCCGCCGTTGACTCTGCATCTGCGGTCGATAACGTTACCCAGTCCGATGTCGTTGTTTTGCCGCTGTTTGCGGTCACAACGATCCGCCACTGTATACTCGTCCCTGTAAAAGTTTTTGCTGGGACGGTGAAACTGTTCGTGTTTCCGGAGACGCTGTGTGAATGGATCGTTCCGCTAGGACCTGTGCGCCACTGAAAAGTTGCAGAGGCTTGGACGAGTCTCGGAGCACATGGGTATGGGGCTGTTGAGTTCCACGTGAAAAGAACATCGTGATACTTGTCAATCGCTCCGGCATTGGGCGACATACTTGATATATTCAGCGTATCCGCTGTGGCGCTTTCATCTATTGTCAATACGAGGTACGGTCTGTTTGCACCGCTCGTCTGTACGGTAAATGGCTTAGCATTTAAAAGAGAAGATTGCAATCTTATACCGTAGGTAACAGCGTCACCAAATAAGATTGATGCGGAAGGGAACTCTACCCATACCGGGGCGTTCCCAACGCCCTTACGCTGGAATACGAGATTGTAACCAGTCTCGTTCCATGTTCCCCACGTTACAGTTTTTTCGTCAAATTCCTTTGTGTTTGCATGCGCATCATACCAGTCATAGGAACCCTCGGTTGCCAAGAAATAAAAGAACAGTTGCGCACCAGATATCCGTTTAAACCTAAATTGATCCGGCAGGCTCTCGAACTTTACAAGGAGCCGGCTCTCATATGTCCTAAGTGTTACTTGCGAACCAGTATGCACATTCGATCCTCGGTTGTCGGAGTCAAGAAACGCGAAGGCCTTGGAGTAAAGACTTTGTGTTGTACTCATTCCTTATCCACCCCCATTCTGTCTGTGCGGCGCTTATTTCGCGCGATGTTTACGATATCGTTGAATTCCTTTACCGTGTTGGCCGGGATCGTGATGTAAAACGTATCGCCGCCCGAAGCCTGCCGGGTCTCCTGCGCGGTGAGGATGCGCGTACCCTGCGGCAGCACGACTTCCTCCGGGCCGTACTCGCCGATCAGCGTCCGGCCTCCGCGCCAGTAGTCCGTTCCGGAGGCGTTATAGCCCTTCTGCATTTTCCAATACTCGAAGGTCGTACCCGTCCCGGATTTCTCCCATTCGTCGCGGAGGTAGCTATCATAATTGGAGTACCACTTTCCGTTTGCGTAATACTGGCCGTAGCCGCTCGCGCTGGTCGCGCGGTTGATGTCGGTCTGCTCCCACTTTTCCTTGAGTGTCTGCGTGTTATTCCCGTTGCCGTAGGAGTAGCCGAAGCCCGCAGCCTTTGTCATTTTGTTCCACCCACCAGATAGCGTGTTCCAGTCATTCGCCGTCAGAACCGTTACCGCACCGCTGATAAAGTCAATGGTGTCCGCGATGCCCGCCATGATCTCGGCCAGCGGGCGAAGCGCCTCCGTGAGCTTCGGTACAGTGTCCGACGAGAGCTGATCGGTAGGAGCGATAATGTCGCCCACAGTCTCCAGCAGCATACCGAAGGAGTCCACGATTCCGGAGTCCTTGAGCGCCTGCCCGCCGTCTCTGATGAGCTTCGTGATCTTCTCATAAAACTCCGTGAGATACGGCGCGAACTCAGCAGAAAGCTGATTCTTCGCGCCCTCCTGCGACTTTTGCAGTCGCTGGTATGCGTCGTCCACCTCGGTAAGCGCCGTCAGCGCCTCATTATCGAGGATGTAGCCCATGCTGTGCGCCTCCTGGGCGTACTGCTTGAGGCCATCGCTGCCGATCTCGATCAGCGGATTCAGCTCCTGTGCAGACTCGGACATGAGGTCCATTGCAATGGCGTCACGCTCGGTCTGATTCTTTATCTGGCCGAGGGCGTCGATCGTGTCATAAAACACGTCCTCCGCACTGCGCAGCTGGCCGTCCGCGTCGGTGATCGCGACGCCCAAATTCTGATAGGCCAACGCGGTGGCCTCGTTGCCGTCGCGCGCCTCCTGCATTTTGTTGGTGGTTTCCTTCAGGCTGTCGCGGATGCGGTCGGACGAGACGCCGATCATCTCGGCGGCATAATCAAACTCTTGGAGGCTCTCTGCGGACTGCCCCGTGACACTGGCAAGCGTTTTGATCTCCTTGGCATATTCGGCGCTCTCTTTCGTCATGGAGATCAAAGCCTTTTCAGCTTTCACAATTGCTGCCGCCAGCAGCCCGATCCCGGTCACAGTCAGCGCAGCCCCCGCGTTGATGCCGTTCAATGCGCTCGCAGCCTTCGACGCACTCTCCGGAAGCTGGATGCCGAAATGCCCAGCGATATCCGTCAGTGCCGTGCCAAGGCCGTTCGCAGAATCCGTGCTGAGCGTAAACTCATCCTTGAGGTTTGCCAGCGTTGCCTTGACGCCGCCGCCCTGCTCCTTGGTCGCGGCAAAGGCGCTCCTGACCTTATCCAGAGGGGTTGTCATCTTCTTCAGGGCGTCTGTATTTGCGTCCAGCTCACCCTGCATTTTCGCAAGCTCAGCCTCGGCATTGTTCAGCGCGATTTTCCAGCCGTTGGTTTTCTCGCTGCTCTCGCCATACTCTTTGCCTGCATACTGAAGCGCGTCCTTCAGCTTTTCGATTTTCTCCTGCTGGGTAAGGATGCTGCGCTCAAGGATGTCATTTTTCTTGCTCAGCGCATCCACGCTGCCTGCATTATCCTTAAATTGCTCCGAAGCTAGATTCAGCTCGGATTTGAGCACCCGCAAGCCGCTGTTGATTTCAGCCAGCGCCGCCTTGTACTCCTTTTCGCCGTCGAGCTTGATTTTTGTGTTGATACTTGGGCCTGCCATTAATTACACCTCCCCATGAGGTATTCGGACAACGACAAGCGGGCGGGCTTCTGCTCCTCAGGCGCGGGCGGCGCCTCAGATGTAAAAGACCGGCACGGTGCGCCCGTGAGTTTGAAATACTCTCGGTAAAGTGCAACACACCGTGCCGGCGTCATGGACCGCCAGAAAACGGCCTCGTCGTTGTGTAGGATATTGATCCAGATATTCAGGTACCAGGCAAAGTCGATGCCGTTCCGTCGTCCTTGCTGGTCACTGCGTTTTTTTCGTCTGCCTCCGGCTGCTCCGTTTTCGGCTCCGCTTCATCCGTTTTCGGCTCCGCTTCCTCCGGGTCATCGAAAATGACGGCGGAAACGAGCATCGCAAACACAGCGTGGTTGTTCTTCCGAAACTCTCGGAAACTGATGCGGCGGCCGAGGTCTCCGTCGGTATAGGCCGCGTCCACACCCTGGCGGCGAAGCTCGCTGTTGATCATCGCAGCCATCAGCCGGAGATAGTTCCGCATTGAGCGGTCACCGTCCAGCAGTTGTCTAAGATTGCTGTCCTGTGCCTGAAGCTCTGCAAGCACATCCATGTTGCATGAGAGCGTCAGCTTGTGGCCGTCGATCTCATACGGCATGGTTTTGAGCCGTACATCCATCATCAGCCCGCCTCCGTTACGACCGTAGGCTCGGTCGTGAAGCACGCGTCAATCCACGCAATGGCCTCGGCCTCGGTGTCAAAAGTGTACCACTCGAACAGGTGGCCGAGATCGTCAACGAGGGACTCGCCGCTTGTGGTCGGCGTCTGGAAAGTGATCGACTCGCCCATCGTCTGAAGGACACGGCTGGGCGGGCCAAACAGTGTCTTGTGGACAAAGACGGCAGTAAATTTCTCTACGCCGTCAATCATATCGGGGCTGTAGAAGCCGTGCCCGACGTACTGGCCCGTCGAGGTCCTGCCTGCCGTCATGCTCTTGACGGTTTTCGGCGAGGTAGAGCCGACCGACCGGCTCAGCTCATAAAAGCCATAGAGCACCTTCTGGCAGTCGTCGGGGATGTACTTCACGCCGACGCTGGTCGTCATGCCGGTGCATTTCTTCATGTACTCCGAAAGCGAGGATTCGGCATAGATGCGGCCTTCGGCAAACTTCATTTCGAGGTTTGCCGTCATGGCCTCGCCCATGCTCATAGCCTCGCCGTATGTGATTTTCTTCTGCGATTTGTTGTAATTGTACTTTGCGGCTTTCATGCCGCGCAGATCAAATTCAGGCATTTCATTCTCCTTTCAGCTTTCGCGCCGCTACTTCAGCCATCGAATCGTTGACACGCTGCCACGTATTTTTTACTGCATTGCTCCAGTAATGGTCAGCAGTGATCCTGCCGCCAGTGCGGCGGCCATAGTTGAGGACAAAGCCCTTGACGCCGTAGCGCTGGTTGCGGCTGTCCTTGCCGTTGATCGTCACCTGCATATACGGCACACCATGCTTATCTTTCTTGACGCTACGGGTTTTGGTAATATGCCGGTAGGTCTCGCCCGTCCGGCGGGCACGCCCGACAGAGTTGTGCCCGGCCGTGACAAAAGCAGATTTAACTGCATCCAGCATAATTCCCGCACCGGCAGTCAGCATCTCTTTGAGGTTTTCGTCTGTAAACAGGTCGGCCTTCTCCATCCGTCGAATGACTTCTGTGATGTTATCCGAACCGCTGTTGGTCTCTAATTGCGCCATCAGATCACCTCACACGGAATATCCGTGAAATAAGTGGCAAGCTCATCGTCATATGAATGCTCCGGCGGCTGCATCGCCACACGCGCTGCGGCCAGCGCCGCCGTGACCTTTCGCGGCAGATCGTCGTCCTCAGTCTGCGTGCCCACCGTCACAACCGCTGTGTGGACGGTTGCAAACGGCTTACCGTCGGCATATTCATACCGTTCGCCGGTCGGCGTCCACACCAGATATCTGGTGATCGGGTTGCCGCTGGCGTCCTCGATTGGGGCCTGCACCTTGTACACGGCGCCCGGCAGCACGCTTTCCAGTGCGTGCTCAATCTTGGTATAGCTCATACTTCCCCTCCGGCTCTGCCAAACTCAGCGTCGTGACCGGCAGCCCGTCATCATCAAGCTCACGCTGCGCCTGGTCGATGCGGTACGCATGCCCGTCGTCCAGGATGCAGTATTGGTCGGCCTCGATTGGCGGGTCGTACACACTGCGAGGCACTGACACCATTCGTACCAGCTTCGCGCCCGCCTGCCTGCCCGCATAATAGCGGGAGGCATAGACGGTGCGCTCCGCGTAATAGTGCTGGCCGATCTTCCCAAGCTTTCGCACAGCAGGCGATTTGCCGGGGCGCAGCGTGCAGATGGTCAGAATCTTGTCATAGATCATTCGTTGCCTCCCATCTTGGCCGCGCACAGCCGATCCTTGATCTGGATATCCAGATTCCGGGGGAGCTGTGCGCGGTCGGCAGATCCGCGCGCACGGTACATCCATGCAGCCACCGACGCAACCAGCAGATCGTCGTCGGTATCATCGTCCGCCAGAGGCACGCCCCGGCGGCGGATAAAGTTCTCAGCCGACGTCAGCAGGCTGCGCAGATACAGTTCCTGCGGCTCGGCGCAGCTCAGGAGGCCGAGGTCGACCTTGAGCAAATCAATACGCAGCCCCGCTGACATATCGACCCTCCTTAACCGCCGGTCTTGGCGGTCACGCTGCCGGAGCCGGCAGCCACAGCGCAGCCCTCTGCGTTGACCTCGACAACGGTGATGGTCTCACCCGTTGTGCCGTCGATGATCTTGGTAGCGGGGAGATCCGTCCAGCCCTTGCCAAGCCGCTCACCATTGCCCACGGCGATGGCCTGCCCGCTGGTCTGGTACTTGAGAGTGCCGGAGCTGTTGCCGGCTACTGTGACGATGCTCTTGCCGTTCGACGCGCCTGCTGCGGTTGTGACGATCAGCGTACCCAGTTTTTCATTCGCAAGATCAGGCGCGAACGAGATCGACGTGGTCGGCTGCGTGTTGTGGAAGTTTACAAGCACGAAGCTCTCACCGCGTGCGGGCTTGCCATCGTAGCGGCCAATGGAGCGGTAGACCGTCATATTCCGCAGGAACAGCGGGATATCGGAGGATGCAATCGTTGCGCCCTCGCGCTCGACCATGCGCATCATGTCGCCGAAGCCGCCCGCAATATCGTTGTCGGCCATGAATTCCAGCTCAACAATATCGCCGCCAATAATCGGGAAGGTGTTATTGATGCCGGCGGCCAGCGCCGCAGCTGCGTCAAATGCCAGCGCCTTGGCCATCAGGCGGATGTGCGTCTTGCGATTCATGATCCAGAACGCGCGGCCGTCCGAATACTTCGGATCTGCAATGCCCAGCGCCTCGATCAGCGAGCCGAAGAACGCAGCACCGGAGGTGGAGTCGATATCCAGTTTGAGGATGTGGCTGGTGTTCAGCGCGATAAAGTCGCCCTGATCCTTGCCCCACCAGGACGGCTTCGCCGACGCGGCAAGGCGGGTAATAAAGCCTACAGGCATTTTCACGCCTGTACCATAGGCAATCGACTTGTCGAGTGCCCGCGCGTTGGCCTCGCCCATCGCATTAAGGATGCTGGTCAGAAGTTGGAGGTCGGAATCGTCGGCAAGCACGGCGTTGGAGATCGCCATGTATCCGGCCAGCATATAGCCGTCCACTTCCAGCTGTGTGAAGTCGAGCACGATTTCATTGATGTTGGCGACGGTCTCCGTCCACACAGCATCAGAGGCAGTGCCCACAATGTTCTGGCGAGCATTGCCGCGCAGAGATTCGCTGTGGACATACTTCCACAGTTTGGAGTTCTGGTAGGTCAGATCGCGCAGGATCTGCATGAACTCGGTCGGGATGCCCAGCTCAGCGCCGGTCGCGCTGTTCTGCTGGGCGCGAAGCTGGCGGAACCGCTGAAGGAATTCCTTCGTGCTGTCACGCGCCAGCAGCTCATCGCGCTGCTGATAGGTCAGGCCGAACCAGCGGCGTTCGGGATTGCTCATTTCTACATTACCCCTTTCATGGTTGGTGTTGCCGGTGCCAGAGTTGGGCACCGAATTGCTTGCCGGAGGCGGCGTCTGTGCGGCCTCCAGACTGCGGATTTGTTCCTCGCGCTGCTCGATCTCTCCCTGAATGCGGGAGATTTCTGCGGCGTTTGTGCTGCGCTCCTGCTCAAACGTTTCAATCGCTGTGGATACTACGCCGCGCTCCTCGTCGGTCGCTGCCTCCGAGATTGCCTGCCGGAGCTGTTCCTCGCGGGCGGCGAAGCCGTCGCGTGTCTGCTCCAGCGGCGTGAGCTGCGAACGAAGCGCTGCAATCTCACTGTTGAGCATCAATACTCTAAGTACGGACATTTACGATTTGCCTCCTAACTTTTTGGTCATTTCCTCGCGCCATGCCTCGGCGCGTCGCTTCTGAATTTCGGCCAGATCCTGCCGCCTTGCGCTTACGGATGTGGACTCATACGCCGGGAAGGTGCAGACGCTGACCTCGTACAGCGGGTCAACCTCTTCAATTTCCCAACGATAGTTACCATTTCCGAGATCCACGAAGGTTTCGCGCTTGATCGCAAAACCAAAGCTGCACTGGTCTACATCGCCGCGCTGCACTCGCGCATACAAGCTCATCGCGTCCACATCGTCGCGGTTGATTCGGACGCTGCCCCACAGGCCGCGTTCGTCCTGCCGGAGCGTCAGCGTGCCTGGCTTTGTCCGGCCGAGCACCAGACTGGTGTCGTGGTTGATGAGCGCGCGGACATCGCCGGAGATTGAATCGGTGAATGCACCAGGCTTGATTACCTCACTTGCGCCATCCCACAGCTGATATTCCGAATTGAAAACCGCGAAATACCCCTCGATATACAAGTCATTGTCCGCTGCCCGCGTCTGAAACGGCTGCGCTACGCAGCGAACCTGCCGAAACTGTTTGTCACGATTCATTGTCGTCGCCCCCTTGAGTCAGTTTGTTCTGGTTGCCGATCATTCCACGCGGGATATAATTCTCTAAGATGACCAGCTCGTTCAGCCCTTCTCGCGGACTCAGGCCGACCCAATCACGGGTTTCGTTGCCGTCCATCAGGCCGCGGATATAGAGGCCCTCGCCGACCTCGGCCAGCTCCTTGAGGCTGTAGCTGTAGAGCCGACGTGTGGACATCGTGAAATACAATTCACTGGAGATCAGCAGTTTGCGCGTCAGTTCCTGGCAAATAATATTTGCAATGGTAGTCGCGGTCGTTTTCACCATGTGGTTGTGGTCGCTGTCCGAATAGGTGCCCACGCCCAGCATATACGGAGTCACGCCGACCAGCGATGCGACGGCGCGTTTGTCCAGCTCCACGCTATCGCGGATTGCCAGATCGGTGAGGCTGAGCGGCTTCACCTGCTGCACCTCCATCAGATCAGCCGGGATGATCCACGGTGCGCCTGCGCTGCTGTTGGACAGATACTGATCGACCAGGCGCTTTCGGCCATCCTCGTCGGCAAATTCATCCGCCAGCGCGTCCACCTTGACGATGACGCTCGGCTTCCACTTGTCGGACATAAATCCCTTCTTTGTTGCCGACGTCTGCCGCAGGCTGTTTGCCAGATCGTGCAGGCTCATCCGCAAACCGAGGCCGCGCCAAGGCTGTGCCGGGTCCGGCCAGCGCCGGAAGTGCAGCACCGCGCCGGAATCGAAGCGGTTGCCGCGCCACATGACATAGTAGCTTCGGCCGTTATCGTCGCTCATAGCTACCGCATCCGGCATCGGCTCCAGCTCCGTCAGCAAGCCGCCGGATGTGTGCGGCAGCAAAAAGGCGCTTCCACAGCTGTTCGTCAGCATTGTCCAAACGATCCACGCGATCAGGTCTTTGCGTGTGCCATGTACCCACGGCTGAATGTCCATGAAGCGGGAAAGAGCATTGCGTACGCGGACATCGCCGTCCGGCGTGTTCTGCATGAGCTGAATTGTCGCATTGGATATAATATCGGCAAGGCCGCCAACGGCTGCCTGCACGTCCGGGCTGTCAATCAGCCGTGTATAGCCGGGTACGCAAAGCGTATCCTGATTTACAGCACCCAGCAGGAATCCTTGCAGCGTCAGATCCTGTGCGGACCTGCGCTGCACCTTGACTTTCAATCGGCATCATCATCCTTTCCATCTTTCTTGTCATACCATCCGGCCGCCTTATTGCTGGCAGTCAGATCCTCCAGATAGGCGCACACCGCGAAAACGGCGGCGTCGAATACGTCAATACGTAAATTCGGCTCGATCTTCTGGTACATTACCATATCGTCTGATTTCTCAATGCCGGCGACATTCTGAACGCAGTATTCAAACGGCTCGGCGTGCAGGTAGTAGAGAGTCCCTTTTTTCGCGCTGTTCTCGATGTAGCGGAAGCCCTCGGATTTCCGCGTGAAAAGCTGCGGCTGATCCTTGATTGGGAATCGCTCCTGCTTCATCTCCACGAAATACTCGCGGCAGAATTTACGGTCATGCCCGACGCGCCGGATCTTAAAGCCTTCCGCGCGGCGCTTCTTGTACCACATAACCACGTCGTGGTAATTGGTCACCTTGTCATTGGTCATGTCCAGCCAGCCGTCCTCCAGCCAGCCGAACAGCGGAATTTGATCCTGCTGTGCTTTAACCATCGCGGCCGGACGCGGGAACCAGCAGTGCGGAATGATGATGTCCACGCCCTTGTAGTGCCCGAACAGGGCGCTGGTCGTCAGGTCGTAGAGCTTGGACAGGTCCGTCCCGCCATACCACCGGATCGGCAGTTTTGCCAGCTGCGCAAGCGTCCAGCTGTACCGTTCGTCGCTTTTACGGAACTCCGCAATGTCGAACCACGCCTTAACGGCATTTGTCGTAACATTTAGACTTTTGTTGAGGAATTCCGGCCGCAGCGCCGGATTCTCTGCGGCCATTGCCGCGTCGTTTATCATGTCCTGCGGACGGATGGAGTAGCCCCAACCGGGGGAAGCTGCCTTCAAAACATTTGGGTCCTTCAAGTCAACGTCGCCGTTTTCCAGCGTCGGCGCAGAGCAGAGGAAGCAGAAAACCGAGTCCGCAGCATCACCCGTGACGGTCCCGCGGAGAACCTTCCGGCAATACTCCAAATGCCCCAACAGGAAGCCGCGGGCATTCGGACCGTTGGACGAGATGATGATTACCAGTTTGTTGGTGTACGCCTTGGTCGCGTCCTTCAGGATCTGATACTGCTGCGGGCTTTTGTAAGTGTGAGCCTCATCCGCAATGACAATGTTGCAGTTGAAGGAGTCCTGCTTGTCGGGATTCGCAGCCAGAGCGTTGATGGAGATCATACCGTCGCCGATGTCGCCGGAGATCGAGCGTTCCATGTTGTTGTCGATAATCCGCAGGCCGTTTTCCGGATCGTCCTTGACGGTCACGCCCAGGCGCGCGACGTTGTACTTGAGGAAGTCGAAGCCTTCCAGCGCCTGTTTGAGCGCGCCGCCGACCTCGTAGACCTTCGATCCGGAGGCTCGTTCATACAGCGCAAGAGCAAACGCCAGAGCGGCTGCGAATGTCGTTTTGACGTTTTTACGCGGGATGAAATCGACGGCTTCCTTGAAACGGCGGATTTTCGTGCCAGGCAGGTAAAAACCCATGACGTTGTAAACGATGAATTTGTGATAAGGGAGAAGTAAAAACGGTGTTCCGCGAAGTGGCGTCGCGTCGAGAAATTCGCCCTGCTGGTGGCAGATCATCGTCTCGATGATGGCAATGATGTCATTCGCTGGCTCTGAGCGAAATTCCCACTTTCCAGTGTCCAAGTCTGACACGTACCGCTTGCAAGCGAGCGCCGCATCCTCACACAATCCGGATTCACCCGACAAGACCGACTGCACAAAGTCCTCTACGTCGCGCTGATACTGTGCGGCGCATTCGATTGCGTGATTATGCGCATCCTCAAGCAGCCGCTCCAGCTTGCCGACGCCGCCGTTCAATGGTGCCTTGCCGCGGGCCTTGTTGAGGCCGGTCGGCGTCAGACCGAGTTGATTGCGCAGGCCCTGGACAGTGGCACGCAAGTCCTGGACATCCGTCCAGTATGGACTTTTCGCCGTATATTCTGCGCCGGTCTTGTTGACCATCGTACAGACGCGTTGTCCGCCCTGCTTTTTCCACTCCTTCTCGGCGCGCGAAAGCTCGCGCTCGGTTTTTGCCAACTGCTTGATCGTCGGCTCAAAGATTTCGTTGTAAGTCCCGACAAGCTTCATGTCCTGCCGGATCATATCCTCGCGCGCCATGGCTTCCTTTCCTCGGAGGCTCCGCCAGACGCGGCGGCCAAACCGCGCCCGGTGTGAAGGACTATCATGCAGGCAAAAGCGCCCGGCGCAGCCCCCGATGTATTTTGCA